CTAAATATGCAATAAAACAATTATTAGAGTATAATGGAGAAACAGAAACATCTTTGTACTATAAGGAATTATTTAAATGTATAGATAAAGCAATAGAATTAATTGAAAAAAAATAAAATTATGACAATAAAAAAACTTATAGAACAATTAAAACAAGTTGAAAATCAAGATAAGTATATTCACTTATTAGGAAACTCAACAAATGGGGAAGATGAAGATTTTGATATGATATTTAACAACATAGAGGTATGGGATGATGGAGATGAAAGTATTACTCTATTTATGAGTAATATAACTCAATTAGATGTTAATGGAGAACCTTATAATAATTAATTATGAACGATTACGATAGAGAACCATACCAAGATCAAGTAGATCAAACACAATGTAAATTCTGTGGAGAAGATACTAACTATGACTTTTGTTCTACCTCTTGTAGTAGAGCATTCTTCAACGATTAACTTGCATAAGTGAAAAAAATTTACTATATTGCATTAACTAAAACTAATTAAAACTTAAAATTATGAAACAATTACCAGAAGATATTATAGCGAATAACGATAAAATCGCAGATGCAAAAGAACTATTGAGAGAAAATGGATATTACATATACTCTATGTACCATATTGAAGATGTACAATCTTATTATGAATGTACTGATGCAGAAGCTATGGACATATTAGATCAAGCATTAGATAATGATGGAACTGCAAATCAAGTATGGGAAAGTATAAGATACTTTGCAGAAGATATAGGACTCAAGGAAAAAGAAGATTAATAACTTAAAACTAAAATTATGGAAATTAAAGAAACAACAAGACAAGAATTATTCGAGATATTATATACAATAGAGGATATGGAATATGATACAGAATTAGGAGAAAGAGTTAGCGAACTACTAAATAAATTAGAAACAGAATTAAAGAACTAAAATTATGGACAAGAAAAAAACTGCCTATCAAGATATAGTGGACAAGATTCACTACTATATAAACAACCCACACAAAAACCCTTATGATGTATTTGATTACGAGGGAGACGAGGTGGAAATTATTAACGATAAAAACTAAAATTATGAGTAAGATATATATAGAAAATTCAACATTCATGGAATATGTAGATGAGATAGCAACAAGAATGACTGAATTAGAATTTAAAGAAAACACATATAAAGAATACAAAAGCATTAAACATGGAGAAGAAGAAGTTATAAAGTTTACAGATGAGGCACAAGATTTTTATAATGATGTGTATGATGAGTATGAAACACTAACTAATAATATGTTAGGTGTATATAGCAATACTGAATTAGATAATTTAGAGGATATTGCAAAGAGTTATAGAGAATTAAAATTAAATAAATAAAATTATGGATAAAAGTAAAAGAAATCTTTACAGAGAAAAGTTAGAAGTAGGTGTTTATTATATATATAATGATAAGCATGAAAAAGTATATGATACAGAATCAATGAGGGAAGAATTTGACAGGTTGGTAGAAACATTAGAGAGGTAAGATCATGGATATATTTATAAAAACAACAATGTTTATAGTGGTATTGTATATCTGTTTATTTATAACTATATTTAGTTATGTGTTTATATTAGCATTATATACAGAATTAATACTACCTATAATAAAATTAATTAAAAGAATATAATATGGATAGTATAGCTTTCAGAAGAATACACGATCTCAAATTCTCAGTGGAGAGGACGGGTAAAAAATCAAACTCATGTCAAGATTATGTGATTGAAAAAAAACTACAGAGATTAATTAAAGATAGTTTAAATGATAACCAAACAATAAAAGATCTGATAGGTAAAGAGGGGTTTGGACAAACAGAAGAATCTGTTATTGACAATATCAAAATGATTATTCAAGATAAAATAACATCATTAAATGGCGAAGAAATTAGACACTATATTAAAAAATTACAGAAAGTTCCTATTTCGACTTGTATTAAGCAAATTAGAAAAAAATACTCATAACTTAGATTTATTAGTAAATTACACAGAAGAAGATGATCTTTTTCAGTACATATTTGATGATTGTGTAGATATAAGAAAAGTAGTTCCTAAGAGTTGCACTAAAGAGTTCATGGAAGTGTTAGATCATTTGTTGGAATACTACGAACAAGATCAAGAGTTTGAGAAATGTCATAAGATATATAGTCTTATGGATCAGTGGAGTATTGAATAGACAATCGGCTCTGCGAACTGATTTGAAAAAAACTTTCAGAAATAGTAGGATTAATGAAAATTATTTACTATATTGCAATTAAAATTAACTTAAATTAAATTAAAATGACGAAACTTAAAACAATAAATATCAAAGGAAAGAAGTATGTAGAAGTCAACGAAAGACTTAAATACTTTAGATCAAACTACCCTAACTATTCATTAGTTAGCACTATCACACACATAGATTCAGAAATGGTAGTTGTAAAATCAGACATATTAAATCCTGAAGGCATGGTGTTAGCATCTGGACACGCACACGAAGAGAAAGGTGCTAACTATATTAATAAGACTAGCTATGTGGAAAATTGTGAAACATCATCATGGGGTAGAGCATTAGCTAATTTTGGTATAGGTATTGATGAGTCTGTAGCTTCAGCACAAGAGTTACAAATGGCTATATCTAAAGATAGTAAACCATCCAATAATGGAGTCGTTAAAAAGAAGATGACTATAGAAATCTATCAAGCTATGATGAAGTCTATCAAAGATGGTAATAAAGATCTTGTTACTGAGCATATGAATAAATATGACATGACTAAGGCTCAGAAAGATGCAATTAATAAATCTATTAACGAAACAGCTTAAAACTTATGGATGAAATAATAAAAAAGTTTGCCTCTGACGAGGTTTACTACAACGACTATTCTTTTGTAACTAACTCACAATTAGGATTAATTAAAAGAAGTCCAGCCACTTATCAGCATTACAGAGAAAACCCCAGTGATAGACCTATAACTAAAGCACTTAATTTTGGTAAAGCATTTCACATGTGTATGCTTGAGCATGATAAGTACAAAAAGGAAGTTGTGGTTGAACCTGATGTGAATAAAAGAACTAAAGCGGGGAAGGAAGAATATCAAAAGTTTTTAACCCTACATGAGGGCATGACAATACTATCTCATGATGAGGATCAATCTTTGGTGGGTATGAGAAAAAAGCTAAACTCTTCTGTTGAAGCTATGGAATTATTGTCTGGTGGTGTAGCTGAACAAGTCAATGTTTGGAATAATAAAGAGAGTAACGTGGCTTGCAAAGGTAAAGCTGATTACTGGAATAAGAAAAGGAATATTCTTGTGGATATAAAAACAACTCAAGACTCTAGCCCCGAAGGTTTTAGAAAGTCAGCTTACAAATATGGTTATGATAGGCAAGCGGCTTTTTATCTGGATGGATTTGGTGTAGATCAGTTTTGGTTTATTGTCATAGAGAAGTCCGCACCTTATAATATGGCTATATATAATTGTAGTGAGGAGTTTATAGACGAAGGAAGAATGAAATATAGAAAATTACTAGATATGTATAATCTATTCTTTATTGAAAAACTTTTTGATCCATACGATCATGTATATACAGGAACATTATAAAAATTAAAATTATGAGTAAATTATTTAAAACATTAAAACAAAGTAAAGTGACAAAGAATAAGGTTGGGGATATAACAGGGCTGTCTATACCTACCGTCAGAAAATACCTGAAAAACCCTGACCTATTCTCTGTTGGAGACGGAAAAAATATTATAAAACACTTAAAATCAAAAAATTATGAGTACACTTTTGGAGAACTATTTAACGTTGAAGAATAGCTTTAGGGATAAATCATTTAGTAATGCATTATTTCTTATTAGTGACACCTTTAAGGTTAAACCTAATCAAATCATGGCTTCTGGTGGTAGAAAAAGAAAATTTGTACAGGCTAGAAATGTACTATGTCACTTGATGTATCTTAAATTAGATTACAGATTAGAGGAAATAGCAGAAAGAATAGGGTATAGTAACCATACCTCTGTTATGCACGCATTAAATATGCATGGAGTAGACTCTAAGTTTGATTCAGGTTACGCAGAAAAATACCAAATCGTTGAAGATGGTCTAGTGTTAGATGATCCTCACGATACTGGTATCGACTTCGGAAATACCGAAGGAACTTTAAAGTCTTTTCATTACAAGATTCTAACTATGGAAAGTAGAATGGAAGCTTTAGAGAAGTTTATTAATTAATTAACTAAAATTATTTTATTATGGAGAAATCCGAAAACATTTACTGCGGGAGCGGTACAGAGAAGGTCTTCGATGAAGGAAGGTCGCTTGTTAACTTTACTATTGACCTTGCTAAATTAAAGGATCATGTGTATGAGTATAACGGGAAAAAATACGTTAACCTTACTATGGGTGCCAACAGAGAGGGTGCTAATGAGTATGGTAAAACACATTATGTTAAGATAAATACGTTTAAACCTGAACCTCAGACTCAATCGAAAGATAAGAAAGAGGAAGCTTTACCGTTTTAAATTAACACTTATGGAGGGGGAGTACGGGGGTGCATCCCCTCTATATAAAAAAACTAAACTATGTATTTAAAAATATCTGAACACACGTCTATTGATAGCAATTCTATAGCAGGTTTTTCTTGCGAAGGAAGGATACTTTATATAATAAGAAAAAACAATGACAAACCTTTAGATATTATATATGATACAGAAGGGGAATGTAGCCAAATATTTCACAACCTAAATAAACATTTTAAGTCTAAGGATTTAGTGATACCACTATCATCTCCTAAAGAGACAAACGAGGATAAAGAAATAAAACTAGCTATGTTTAAAGTATTTTGGACTCTTTACAATAAAAAGACTGGTATGCATAAGTGTCAAGATAAGTTTATTAAATATAATATTAAGACAATGCAAATAATTATAGATGCTGTACCACCCTATATAAAAGAGACTCCTGATCCAAAGTTTAGAAAACACCCACTCACTTGGTTGAATGGAGAGTATTGGAAGGATGAGAAAGTGAAAGAAGAAGAGAAAAAGAAACAAGAATTTAATGTAAACGATTTATTTAAATGAGCCTAAATAATGATAGAATACGAATTAATGATACATCAAGCGAGGTAAGACACATATGTTATAATTGTTCAACAGATCGTAAAAAATCTAAAGAAAAATGTCTAGCTATAAATGGAGAGACTGGAGCATATATGTGTCACCACTGCTCAGATAGTGGTATTATTAATCAATATAAAACTTATAAAAAGGAAAAGAATATAGAATATTCTAGACCCGAAATGAGTAACTCAACTGATCTGTCAGATGAAATGGTGGACTGGTTCAAGTCTAGAGGGATATCTCAGAGAGTTTTAATAAAAAATAAAATCAGTCAAACAAAAGAATATATGCCTCAAGTATCTGAAAATAGAAATACTATTTGCTTTAACTACTTCAGAGATGGGGAGTTGATCAATATTAAGTATAGAGATGGGGAGAAAAACTTTAAACAATTTAAAGATGCTGAAAAAATATTCTATGGACTTGACGATATAAAGGATCATAAAGAAGTATATATAGTAGAGGGAGAAATGGATAAGCTATCTCTAAATGAAATAGGTATAGATAATTGTGTGTCAGTTCCTGATGGAGCACCTAATCCTGGGACTAAAAACTATGACAATAAATTCTCATATCTAGACAACTGCTGGGAATATTTTGAAGAAATGGAAAAGATATATATATGTTCAGATAATGACACTAATGGTAGGGTTTTATTAGAGGAACTTAGTAGAAGAATAGGTAGAGAGAGATGTTATATAGTTAAGTTTCCAGAAGAAATAAAAGACGCTAATCAAATGCTGGTTGATGAGGGTGTGTTAGCATTAGAAAAAATAATAAAAGACGCTGAACCATATCCTGTGGACGGTATTTTTACTGTTAAATCTGAGCAAGATTACATGATAGATGTTTTTAATAATGGTAAAAAGAAAGGATTAACTACAGGATATCAAGTATTAGACAATCACTATACCCTCAGAACTTCAGAACTAGATGTGTGGACAGGTATTCCAGGCTCAGGTAAAACTATGATGGCTTTACAGATAATGTTAAACGCCTCTGTTTTATACGGGTGGAAGTGGGGAATATTTTCCCCAGAAAACTACCCTGTGGGAGACCTGTTCGACACTCTAGCTGAAATGTATATAGGTAACACATCAGATGTAGATGTTAATGATAGAATGACAATATATGAGTATGAGAAAGCCATAGACTTTTTACATAATCATTTCTACGCTATATATCCTGAAGATGATTTTAGTCTCGATAATATACTATCCAAGTTTAAACATTTAGTATTGAGACACGGTATAAAAGGTTGTCTGTTAGATCCATTTAATCAATTAGATCATAAGTTTCAAGGTAAAGATGAAACAACATACATAGGAGAATGCTTGACTCATATACGAAGATTTGAACAGGTTAATGATCTTAAGTTTATTATTATAGCACACCCTAGAAAAATGGACAGAGATGACAATGGTGGATATAAAAAACCTACAGCATATGATATAAGTGGTAGTCAAAACTGGTTTAATAAAGCTGATAATGTTATATGTATACATAGAGACAACTCAATGGATATTAACAACACATCTGTTGCTTTTAGTGTTCAAAAGGTTAAGTTTCAAAAGCTTGTAGGGGTTCCAGGAGAAGAGTCTCTTAAGTATGATAGAAGATCTGGTAGATATTTGGATCACCAAATGAGCTGTCCTTTAGATGGTGTTAGCCAAACACACAGTTTATGGAGGGAAAAAACTACATATTCACCAGAGCAGGAGTGGGTAGATAGAAAGGATTTTGAGTAAAATGAGGAAAATAATATATTCACTTAAACTAAAATGTTATTATCAGAATGTTAACTATAATAAAATTGGAAGAAGATTGGTTAGTAAAAATAAAAATGAAATTATAATAGATAGGTGCTTTACCGAGAACAATATAAAAGACCTAATGAATTGCGAAAGATCTATGGATAAAATAATGTTTGACATAGGTAAAAAAACTAAAAAAGAAGTTGAAATAACTTTAGAGGAAATATTAGAATCTCTAGAGTTGGGTTTAAGTAACGATATATATTAACTAAAATTATTAATTATGAAGAAAATGATTTTTATTGCGTTTATGCTGACGGGTCAGGTATTCGCACAAATTGAGAGTGGGTTATATTACTCTGAAGATGTTTACAGATCTGATGTAGATAATTATACAGCATATAATACTACCAAAATGGAAACATCTCAATATCTAGACATAACAAGTGACGGTATAAGGATATATCCCCCAGGTGGTTTAGGGTTTTATCACGCTTGGAAAAGTATAGATTTTTTTGACACCCACTACACATATATTTTAACAAACGGAACTAAGGTGTGTGTTGGGCCAGAAATAAATGGTATATATTATTTTTATGAAGACAAATATAACGCATTTGAATATAAGAAATTAATAGAGTTTAGGAATATGATTAAGATACCTATAGATAATGATAACGCTGAGTCATCAAAAGACGGCAATTATATAATGGAGGAATAATGAAAAGAAAAAGGAAATACAATAAAAAAGTAAGGAATGCCACAGCCACCACATTTAATGGTGTTAAATTTAAATCTAAGCTAGAGAAGTTTACATATCAATGCCTTAAGGTGGCGGGCATACCTTTTAAATATGAAGAAGATAGATTTGTTCTTATAGATAAGTTTATATATAAGGGTGAATGTATTGAGAAGAAGAAGAGGAAGGGGAAGAATGTATTTTTAAAATCTTCTGAAAATATATCACAAGCTACATACCTTCCTGACTTTACTAATCTTGAGCAAGGATGGATCATAGAATGTAAAGGTCTTAGAACAGAAGCGTTCAATCTTAGGTGGAAATTATTTAAGAACACGCTTGCAAAACAGAAAAAAAGTTACGATCTTTACATGCCAGGGACTCAAAAACAAATTATGGAAGTTGTAGAGAAACTGAAAAAAAAATATACAAGAAAAGAAAGGCGTAATGATACTAGGAGACATATTTAAAAGTTTAATAGGAAACGCATCAACTATAATAGATGAGTGTGTAACAACAGAAGAGGAAAAGATGTCCTTAAAATTGAGGATGAAAGAGCTTATAGCTAAGTCTCAGATGAACGCTCAAGAGCAAGTTACTAGAAGATGGGAGGCTGACGCTAAAGCGGGATGGTTACCAGCTAATATTAGGCCTCTAACTCTAGCTTTTTTAACTATTATGCTGGTAGTTATGTCATTCTTTGACGGTAATGTAGGGGAGTTTAAAATGAATCCAATGTACGGTCCAATTTACACCCAGCTCCTACTTGTAGTATACTCAGCGTACTTCGCTGGTAGATCAATCGAGAAAATAAAAAGTAATAAAAACAATAATAAAAGTAAATAAAATGGAAACAAAAAATTTAGAAGAAAAAGAAATCAATGAAATAAAAGAAATTGCTAGTGAAAAAAATCAACTAACAGTAGATTTTGGTAAACTTAAAACGGACATGATCTTAGTGGGAGCTCAAATGAAAGAGCTTGAAAAAATGGAAGAGGATATGGTAGCTAAATTTAAAGGCAATCAGACAAAAGGGAAAAAGATGATGGATAAGATGAATAAAAAATATGGTTCTGGAACTATTAATATTGATGAGGGAGTATTCACTCCGTCTCCTAAAGAAGAGGATAAAGTTTAAGTTATAAAACAATAAACCCATCTGGGAGATGGGCTTATCGAAACTTAAAACTAAAACTATGTAAACACGAATGTTAACATAAATCCAATATACAAATATTTATTAGGTTTTTAAAGGTTTGTTGTAAAAAATTATTAACAACTAATAGGTGTGGATGGTGAATCAAAATCTATATATGTTATTGTAACACTATCATCACACTCAATAGCCTTCATTATATAATCATATACCCTCTTATAAGATTGAGTAGATTTACCTATAAAACCGTCCTTCTTGATTTGGTTGTTTTCCTGCGAGTCCCCAACAAGTAGACACCCAGACGTGTGCTCATCAGTATTACCACAATGAATGAGTATATAATCAAAACCAGGAACATTGGTGACATGAAGCATGCCACGATGCATTTTACCAAACTTTTTAGAATATCTTGCATGGAATCCACCAACTTTCCGAACCTTAATTTTATAAGATCCCGCTGGTATACGAGTTTCCCCTTTAACCTTCTTGTCTCTCTGTTCATCTTCTAGAGTGTAACATAAGAATTTTCTACCATCTAGTTTATTGCTAGAGTCAAATAGAATCCCATTCGTAGAATCAGACTCACTAGAAAACCTTACTACCTCAAGTTCCATTTACCCTATGAATAACATGTACTCAAAAGTCATACTTGTTGCTACGCTTGGTGTAACTTTGATATCATTATCTGTATCATGAGCACCCCAAGGCATAAACATCCAGTCTCCAGCATATAATCTACCTACTTCCTCAGTATTAATAGTAACTGTAATAAACTCCGATCTAGTTGAAGAACAGTTTTTGACGTAAACTTTATGAGCTCCATTAGCACCATACTCAGTGTGTGGAGCAGCATTAAACAAAGTTACCACATCTGTAGCAGTGGTTGTTTTTCTAGATAAACCGCTAGTCTGAGTAACACCTGTTGTTGTTCCAGCATCATACAAAGTAGCTGTCGTAGTTAAACTCAAAGAATCTGTTAATAGATCACTAGAAGATAACGTAATTTGTGCAGTTGTTGTTGCCATTTATTTTTATTTTAAATTGTTAACTAATTTTTATCAAATATAATCATTTTTTATCTGTAAAACAAAAACATTATCTAATTATTAAATAATTCCTCTACAGAGTTACTTTTACCACCCGTAAATCCCATCGGATAATAATGTCCAGTATTTTCTTTTGTCTTTGTGTCTCTAAACTCTTGTTCTTCTTCAGTAGATGATTCGCTTTTAGATTCTAAAAACTTTCTGTATTCATCTTTCTTTCTATCAATATCATCCTTTGTAAAATCCTTATTAGCATTATAATGTTTATACCAATAATCAACAACAGAGTCAACATCAGTATCAGGAAGAGGATCTGGTGAGATAGCATACTTTATTCTAGCTGATAACGCTGAGGCTATTTCATCATTAGCATTTAACATATCTTTTAAATTACCTCTATCTGCATCAATAGCATCATACTTAGCAAAATAATCATTGTAAACTTTATCATACTTACTATCTTTCTTAGTTACAAGATCGTTTAAAAAACCATCATCTATAGACCAGTGCGAGTTAGTGTAGTCTCTATTGTAAGCTTTTTCATTTGCACCAAAAGAATTTTCTAAGAAGGCTGTAGCCTCCATTAAGTGTCTTAATTTATCCTTTTCTTCCGTAGCATCATTTTCAACCACCCAATCTATAGCACCTTGAAGACCCTTAGATCTTTTTATTGATGGAACCTTCTTTAGTTCAGTTCCTTTTTGTGTTTTATTTTTATTTACTTGTGATATCAAAGCTCAAACCCAAAATTAAAAATCATAAATCTAAATCTTTTACAACTTCCCTTTTTGTTTTCACAAACCAAGCAAGGGCAAAACATTAATTCAAAAATAGTAAGTGTACTTATTCTGAATGTTAATTCATACCTATCTTTTTTATTTCCTGATGTCCAGGAATTAATCCAATTAATCATATATTTTTTGTTTTTAATTATTATTAATCTCCAAAGGGAACGTCCTCATTTAAATCAGATGAGTCTTCTTCCACCTTTTTTTTATTTCTCTTTCCACCGTTGTATTCAACTGCATGTCCTTCACTAACTAATGTTTCATTAACATTAATTGGTAAATCCATATTGTCAGGGTAAACAGTTAAAACACCTAAAACCCTACCATATTTTCCAACCTCTTTACTTTCTACAACCAAGCTTCCTTTATCAAGAATTTCAGTCAACCTGTATTTAGCGGCTAACCCTCTTTTCTTTTCTTCTAAATCTCTAGTCCTAGATTCTGGAGTATCTATATCTGCTAACCTAACTCTTTTATGAACGCTAATATCAAATCCTAGATCTATATTAACATCTATAGTGTCTCCATCGACTACTCTGTCTAATTTTGCTTTATAAGTATACATATTAATTGAATTTTGCGATCATGATTTGATCAATGCTTTTTTGCACTTCTTTTTTATCAGCTTCAAGTTCAAACATTATATTAGCTTTAAATCTTTCTTTCTCCTCTCCACTCTCAAATATAATAACAGTAGGTATACAAGTTACTTCGTATTTAGCTTGAAGATCAGGATATTCAGCTATGTCAATCCTATACTTTGAGCAGTCATTTAAATTTGAAAGATCAACAAATTCATTAGAAGAGTTCCATTCAACCCAAAATTCTACAGCCACTATATCTTTAGCTATTTTCTGGTTAAAATTATCTTGATTAATAAACTCTTGTCCCGTAGCTTTAGATCCTATGATAAGGATTAATATAAATACTACTAATAATTTTAAGTCTAAATATTTCATATTACTTCATGTTATCCATCTTATCTCTAAGATATTTAATGTCATCTTTTATTTCCTTAACATCCTCTTCTGTTTTTAGAATTGAAGCTCTTATATATTCATCTTTCATTTTGAACTCCATTTGAGTAACCTCTGGTTTAGGAGGCTCAGGAAGTAATTTGGCTTCATCTATATCAGCTTGTAGCGTAAACCACATACCAACTAATGTAGCTATTAACATAGATATTCCACCTAATGTTTTTAGGCTTACTTGAAATTTTGAATCTTCTGATATTTCTTTCATGATTATTTCTTTTTTTTATTAACTCTACATTTCCATTTTCTAAGTGCTAAAGCTTTCCTTGTTGGTCTACCTTTACTGTCTTTCATAGGCCCCTTCATTCCACCCATTCTAGCACAAAAAGACTTACGTCTCTTGGCAGCTTTACTACCCTTTTTAACCTTCCCTGTAACAGGAGCTTTTAATTTACTGCCAGGGTTTTCTCTTTTATAAGAGTCTCTACCCTTTTTATTTAATCCTCCACTAGGATTTTTCCCTTCTTTTCTGGTCCAAGCTGCTGTCTTCTTTCTTTTATTTAACTTGGCCATATTATTTTCCCACCTTATCCATAGCTACTTTATGAGCCTCAGTAAATGTTTTACCTTCTTTCATAAGTTTTATCATTAAATCCATATGTTTTTTGGTATGATGTTCCTTATGTTTTTCCAATGTTTCCATTTGACGATCTGTCAACCCCTCCATCTTACCACCTTTATTATACTTATTAATCTTCATTCCCATTCTCCCTTTAGGAAAACCCTTTTTCATATCAGAATAAGCCTTATCACTTATAGTAGAGTCTTTTTTAGACCTACTGGTTCCAGCTTTTTTTCTCTTATTTATGTTAGCATACAAACTCATTTCTTAGCAAATTTTTCTACGCCACTGATACCAAAACAACCAAGGACAACCCAAACAAACGAATCATATACAAACTCATTTATAACTAGGTCATAACCATACCATCCAGTTGCTAGGTCAGCGATCATTATTATACACATTATTATAAAAGCTACAAAACCAATTATAGCCTTTTCATTCCAATTATTATCGTCTTTAAATATATTCATTTACATAAATCTAGGTAATCTTCCTCCTTTCTGGTAATTTCCACCCGTTCCCTTATTTGGTTCGTAGTTTTTTATAGCTTTTCGAATATCATGAATCCGCACCTGCAGTTCTCTATCTGACGCATCTTGCTCAGCTTGTTGATGAAGCTCACTACTTGTTGGTCCATGATGCATTGGACCTATTGGAGTATCCATAACCTGACCACTAACCTCCATTGGAGTTCCTTGAGGTATACGACCCTCACTCCTAGCCCTCATTTCTATATCTCTTTGTGATGGCATACGACCCTTCATTTCACTAGATTGTTGTTGTTGCTCAAGAGATTGTAGTAGTTTTTGCAGCTCTTCCAATGACATAGAGCTTATATTATTCATTCCCCCATCTTGATACATCATTTTATTTTTACCTCCATAAGCGTACTTCATCTTCATTCCCTCTTCAGCGTTTCTAAGCATAGCTAGATCTTCAGAGTCTATTTCATTATTATTATTTTTGTCCATTTTCTTTTGAGCTTCAGATAACCCTCCCTTTTCGTACATATTTTTATTCATTCTATTGACTCCTCCGCCCATGTATTCTTTTTTTATTTTCATCTTATTAAATATTTAATTTTACCATTTTTTATATATATTCCTTCTGTTTTTCTTATAGCTTTCCCGTTTAGATCGTATAACAATCCAGTATTAATAGATTTATCTAATATTTCTTCCATTCCAGATCCGCAAGGTAAACCAGTGTCACAGTCTATATATTCAATTTCTACAACCTCAATATATTCTACTACAGTATCAATAACAAATATTTCAACGTATTCTGTGTTTACTATAGTATCATACTGAACAATAGTATCTGTAACAAAAAACTCCACATATTCAATTTCTGTTTCAACTATAGTATCATATACAACAACCTCCACTTCTTGTATGACATCTATAAACATAGTATCTAGCACCTCCGCATATACAGTGTCTGTAACATATATATACTCAGGAACAAAAACCTCAACCTCCTGAATCACAGTGTCAATTACTATTTGAGTTATATATTCTGTGTTGTAAATTGTGTCTAGCTGTGTTTCAATAATAGTATCTATAACAATCTGAGTTATATATTCCGTCTCGACTATTGTATCTAGCTGTATGATTGTTTCATAAATGTAAAAAGGAACCTCAACTTCAACTGTGTCAGTTTCATATACATATTCTATTACTGGAACATCCACATAAATAGTGTCACATTGTGGTGGGGGAGGAGCACATTCATCAGGGGATGTTGGAACAACATCTTCTCCTTCATCAGTAGCATCAACACAGTCCACCCATCCATCGTTTATCCAAGAGTTTTGAACACAACCATTAGGAGAATATTGAGTCCAGTTTGTGGGATCATCACCACAATAAAAACCTTCTGCTTCAGCACAAGCTAAACATATAGCTTCAAAATCATATTGCTGAGAGTAAGTTAAAGAGCTAATGAAAGCAAATAATATTATTAATAGTTTTTTCATATCTATTTTATTTTTACTGTATCTAACATAATAATATGATCAATACCGTTTGTTAATCTTATAGTATCAACCCTAATTGAATCTTTTGGCTCCTCAACGATAGGTTTTGGGGTGGGGTTTGGATTGTAATTATCAGGATTAAATAACATTGAGCACCCTGAACATAGTACCAATAAGAATAATAGTTTTTTCATAATTAAAATATTAAATAGTTAAAACCAAACTTTACTTCATATACAGGTTTCATCCAATAACGCATATGAGTTCCCTCCACAAACATTCCCAAGTTCTTGGTTATTCTAGATCCAAATACCATACCAGCATCCCACTCCATATTATCCCAATCTTCTTTACCATATTCAAATGAATACTCATCCATTCCGTAGTGAACAGGCATGCAATTAACCCAAGCGTGCATCCACATTTTAGGGGTATATTTATAGTATGCTATTCCTATAACAGCACTTAATTCTTTCTGCATTCCAAGTTTTTCTAACTCTCTCTCATTATATGTTTCCACTGCATCACCGAAGTAGTGGTTGAAGAACTCATCATTCGAGGTAGCGACCAAAACGGAGTCTCCACCACTAACATCGTACCAGTTTTGATTAACATAAAACCCCTGAACCCATTGTTCTGGAGCATATCCAAAATCCTCTGCTAACTGTTGAAAAGTAGACTCTCCAGGAATCCAGAAATCTTCTATTGGAGTGACACCATATACTGGGTGCATACGAAATACTCCACCAATAGTAAAATCCCAATTTCCCTTATTAATCCTAAATCTTGTATCGAATGAGTTATATCTTAAATTAACTCTCTGATTATCCTTATACTGAACTTTTGTTACACATTTATCTCCAAGGTATCTAAGCCAGAAATTTTGCTCAGTATATTTATCACCACGATTACGTATAAATGAATAATTAAGTAGATACTCCCAACCAACGCTATTACCAATAGTAACATTATCTGCAACAGCTTTTTCAGTTCCATAATACCATGTTTTAACTTTGTATTCATAATCAAATCGTGCTATTTTTCTCAAGCCGAGAGTTAAATTATAATCGTATGGATGGACTTGAGTTACATCCTCATAGCCTTTATCTGCAGCTACATAGTCACCCCTCTCAACAAAAGGAGTGTTCATAGTCATTGAAGTGTAGAAAGTGGAATACTTAAAAAAGTCTCCTTGACTAAAAGCAGTGGATATACCAAATACCACTATCATCATTATTATATAAAGTATTTTACTTATGTCCTTTTTCATCTTGTAAATATAGTTATTTTTTAATCATTATATCTATTACTCTGTAATTTTTTCAGCATCAGCTATTGCAAATTGTTTCATCATATACATAACTTGAGGATCTGAAATTATATTTTCTTCTCTAATAGTCTTCATTAAAGAGCTATATTGTTGCGAGTCACCCATTGACTCTTTTCTTATTTGATATATCATAAAGGCTGCTGTCATTTTATTACCTTGTTTAAAATCTATAATAGCCCTTTGAATATCAGAACTGTTTTCACCATACTTCCAATCCATAACAACCATTCTATGTATTCGCTTTTTCTGTTCTTCCACGTTCCATAAGTTTTGATCTATAATCTCATCTTCACCCAATCTACCTCTAAGCTCATCCTCCACTTGATTTATTACTCTGTCTGATTCAGATAAGAAAAAGTCTTTAGCATCATATAATCCATCTCCATCTGAATCCTCAAGTCTCATAACCTTACCGTCAGCATCTATCCAATTTCCTGTGTCAGGATCTTTTCTTATTCCATTCTTGTTTATAACAGCTTGATAAGAAAGCCTTAAGTTAGCTTGGAATCTATCTTCTGTCTCTCTCATATGATCAGCTTCAGCTTGTAATTTAGATTTTTGATTTCTAAGAAGATCAATATCTCCAACATACCTTTTTGTTACTGGGCCTAAAACATCATTTAAAAACATATTCATTTGATTTCCATATTGTTCTTTCTCATACTCATTAAGACCTCCAGTAGCAGCTACATAACTATGGTTAACTATAGCGTTAACTGGGTTTCTATCCATATTGGTAAATAAAGAACTTAAAACTGATTTTGTAGTTGTAATAGGAAAACCTCCTTCCCACAACCCCATTGTATCAAGTCTCTTAGATAAATCTCTTAGCCACTTGTCTTCATATTTATCAAAAGAACCTTCATACTGAGTATACCCATTAGCACCTTCATTATAATCTTTCCATATAGGTCTATTGTAAAAAGCGTCATAATTTTGAGTTGTTTTTAATATTACATTAAGGAGAGGATTTGAAGCTACTAAATCCCTAGGATTACCACCACCAGCTGGTATAGCTTTCTGTAATATTCTACCGTAAGAATTTTTCTCATCACCTCTACCCCACGGAGTAAATGATAAAGCGTCTTCAGATTGAACCCTGTAGTTAGATCCAGTAATATGCTTAAACGTAAGATCTTCAACACCAACTCTAAAAGCATTTATTCTAGCATCGCTAGGTATCTTTAAATATCTAGGAGTTACAACTCTATTATCAGATAACTGCTCTTTAATTTCAGCTATTCTTTTATCTCTATCCTCCCCTATAGGCATGCTTTCAGCAATCTTTAATTGATCTTGTAAAGCTATTTCTTTCTCTTGACTCACTATATCTGTAACTTTACCAGGTAATATTATACAGTGATAATTCTCCATATCATAATCGCTAATATGATTTATAAAGTATCTTCTGTTTTTGTACAGCTTTTCTCTTATCCTTTTCTCTAATTTATTATCCCCACTCTCTATCGCATCATTTAAATTATTCTGTAATCTTTCTTCTTCGTCCTCATCTAAGATATCAAAATACTGCAAGTTGTAAGCCATTATACCAGCTCCAAATGTTACAGCCCATTGTGCCGCATCCCAAGCGAATTGAGCTGGATTTTCACTAACATACCTAACACTCTTATCAAGAACTTGTGATGCAGCATTAAGGTAAGCAAACCCTAAAGAATCAAAAAACTTAATAGATTTCCCCCCATTATTAAAGTTAGCGTAATCAACCGCATTAGCCACAGCTCTTTTCTTGATTTGTATAAGATCCTCACCCGTAGGTTCTTGACCATCGTTTTTATCTTTATACTCTTGTATATATTTTTTAGTCCATCTACGAGTATTAGCTAATCTACCCGTCATTTCAGATGTTGAGTTCATAGATGACACAACTCTTTTAATTATCTCCCATCCACTTTTTGTATTAGGGTTTGTGTAAGGAGCGTTATCACCATACATTCTACTCACTTGTTCTCGAATAGCTTGATCTCTAGCCTGATCTTCATTGAGTTTGTTTTCAGGATTAGACATTATCTCTTTAACTCTTTCTGACAACTCCTTTTCATTTACCAATAAATCTGTTGAGTAATCCATTAATCCGTATCTAGTCATAAATTCTAAAGAACCTCCAAGCATCTTATATTCCTGGCTAAGTGGTCCATTTGTTGCTGCATCCTTCATTACAGATAACCAATCTGAAGCTGCTATTCCGAATTTTGTTGCTAGAGTTGATCCGTACCAATTACCGTTATAGGTGTCTGTAAACATAACTTGCTGAGCAAAATCATAAAACACGTTAGCAATAAAGAAAAATGGTGCACCAACACCAGTAGCAAATGTTTTAAGCATACTACCACCCCATTTTAAGGGTCCAGTTATCATGTTAAGTTGATCCCCAGCAGGAACCATTTCTCTAGGATGAGCAAATAAACTTTCATAAGAAGCATTTTTCATGGCAAACCTAATCTTTTTACCACCTTCATTATAGCTCATTTCCACATATCCAGGTCTCACCTGTTCTCCGTCTTTTAGTATATATCCTATTTCCTCTACAGCCATATTTGTTCCATTAACGTACTCAAACCCCTTCTTTGTAGCTTGAGATATTATATCATATATACCTCTTCTAACCTCATTCTCAGCTCTTAATTTAGCTCCGATAGCTAATGTGTTTTGTAATAACTTAACTGGATCCATAAAAAGAACCTGATCACTACCCTGTTTTAACATTTGTAAAGGAGACTCTAAATGATCACCCTTATTAGCACGACCTGATTTCCTCTGTTCATTCAAGTTTCTCTCCGTAAATATTACGTGATCAACAAACTTTCTAGGGTTATATTTAAGATCTTTAAGTTCATTATAAGTTGCCTCATCTATTAACCCCGCTTCAAAATTTCTTTTTAACTCATTACGATATTCTTCAAATAATTTATCTGTAGTCTCTCTAATAACTTTAAACCCATCACCTTCCTTCAACTTCATGCTGTTAATCATACCTTCAGCAATCTCTTTATTCATCATGACATAACCTTCTCCTTTAGGATTTTTAACCTCTGGATGCTTCATCCTCCAAGGCCAAACCTTACTCTTAGTAGTTGGATTAGTTATTGAGGCTATACCAGGTTTCATTTTAATAAAAAGATCTTTTCCACTCTTATCTTTCGTTACATATTCTAAATAATAACCTGAGCCATCCTCGTTTTTCTTGACACTAACACTGGAGTTATCTTTATATATGTTATCTATTTGAGCTTCAGATTGTTTTATTTGTTCTTTTATAGCGGCTTTTTCCTCTTTTGTTTTAGCTTTACCAAGTTTTTTAGATAAAATATTTAAGTTCTTAACAATAGCATCAGCTGCTGATTTTTGAGCGTCAGATAAATTATCAAGCTCTATTATTCTTTCAAGTGTAGATAGTTGACCTACCAGTTTTATTTGAGCAGAAGATAAAGCTCCCCATATTTTTTTATTAGCTTGATCTATAAGTTCTTTAGCTGTACCTGGAACCGTTAACCATAGAGTTATAGATGCGAGTGCATTAGAAGCTGTCTCACTAAGATTTAAATCTTTACCTATATTTCTAATAGATCTTTTTATTCTAAATTTAGTATCTACTGTTTGCTCTTTTAATTTAACAAACATATTGTCTAAAGACCTTCTAAAATCCGCTAACCTTCCAAAGAAATTATCTTTACCCCTAGAGAATGCTGCATCTTGATCTTTCTGTAACTCTTCTAAAGTTTCTGAGTAGTCTGCATCCGTCCAATCTTTAAGGTCTATATCAGAATTTAAAGCGTCAATCATCTCAAGAACTCGTCTTTCTCTCATTTCCTGTAAACGAGCCTCTTGCTCTTCAAGTTGAGATGCTTCTTCTTCTGTCAGTTCAGTTTCTCCAGACATTCCAGGATCTTTAGGGTTAAACAACCCTTCTTGTGTTGATAGGAAATTTTTGAATAATTCTCTTATCTCAGCTTCTTGATTAGGAATAAATTTATCCCCATCAGCTTGAGCTCTATTTAAGTAATCTATAGCTGCATCTACAGCTTTAGCTACACTAGAAGTGGCTCTAAGGGTAATAGAAGCTGTTTTGAGGGCGGCTCTAATAATAGGAATTGACATAAATGGATCTGCATAAGCATTACCACCTAAATCTTTATATATCTGATCTAATTTGTCTGCAAAATCTGTTAAGATTTGAAAACGCTGAACGCTTCCGCTAGAATATTCATCTCCTGTTCTGAGATCAGAGATGTCCTGGGCGTTGTCCCCGCTATTAATAGCTCTTTGCCTTCTGGCAAGCTCTCTATTGATGTCTGTTTCAAACGACTTTTCTTGTCTTGTAGTTGTTTCGTATTCCCCATTTGTAAAAACTTTTGTGTTAATATATCCATTTTCTACGGTATTAAAAATATCTTCACCGTATTTTTCTTGTATTTCTCTTATAGCTTTATTTGCACCATCCTCCCATCTTGACTCATATTCTTTTATATTTTCCATCGTTAAACCCTCACCCATAGGTTCCATTAAATATTCAGGAACAAATTGCATTGACATACCCGTAACCTCACCTTCTTGATTGTAATTAAGAGTTAATCCCTCTACACCATTAGGCCCAAAATGCTCATTAGCAAACATTCTAGCATCAGTAAGTGTCATGGGAGAGTCAAACTCTATTCTCCTAAAAGGTCTAGCGTTAGGATCTTGTTTTGTTGTCACTTTAGATGCAAACACAGACTCTTGCTCATTGTTAATAGCTGTATTTAATAGCTCATCAAATAAAGGAGATAAATCTGTTCCAGCATCAACTAACATTTCTAAATTTATAGTATCTTCTGTTTGATTCATATATATACCTTCCGACTGATATGGTCTACCCATAGCACCTAATAAAGAAACTACAGCGTCTAAGTTTTGAAGTGCTTGATCCATTCTTACAGAACCCTGCATAGTCTCTGCTATCACAGCGGCAATCTCTTCGTCAGTAGCATTTCTTTCTAAAGCTTTTTGTATAGCTCTAGCTGTAGCACTATATATTCTGTTTTTCTGTTCTGGACTTGTATTACCTATAAAGGTGCTAGCACCCACCATAACTCTATCTGTTATCTTAGCAGAATTTACAGCGTTTTCCATGGTTGCTTGATCTTTAGCTGCTCCAGTTCTATCAGTTCCACTAAATCCAGATTCGTCATATATTTGTTTTTCTATAAACCACATAGCAGCTTGTAGGTCGTCAGGGTTTAAGTTTAGCTTCTTAGCAGCTACAGCATATACACTTTGTGCAAAAGAAAAATCTTTATTACCTACTGTTGTTTCTTGAGATTGTCTTCTTCTAAATGGTACAAAACCTCCTTGAGAATATACTATTCTTCTCATATTCCTAGCAGCCCAAACATCAATAGTAGCACTTCTATCTCTTAAAGACAAGTTATTGTAAAACTGTCCTGTTTTATTAGCTGGATTATTAGATAGCCAATTACCATATAAAACTCTAACAATACCTGAGGTAACTACTGGAAGACCGAATGACTTTCCGTTTTTCTTTTTTATAGCGGCCACAACATCTTGATCAGAAGAGGCTTGCTTTATAAGTTCTTTAGCTTTTATTACAGCCTTTTTACCCACACCAAAAACACCTTGATCATATTGAGCCATTATAGCTTTAACTTTATTATCGTATATCTCTAAAGATTCATCAAACTTACCCTCTGAATAAGATCTTAAAACTTCAGTAGATTTTCTAAAGTTAACTTGAGGTGGTGCTTGTGGAGATGTAACGCCTAGTAGCTCGAAGAATATTGGTGCATTTCCACCAAACTTCTGTTGTATTAAGTTTTTTGTTTTACTATACCAACCTGTAGCTCTTTCTAAATCTATTTTAGAGCTGTTTGTATTAAAATCCTGTATAAGTAAATCTGAAGCTAATTCTATTTTTTGTTGCTCATTTAATCCTTGGAATATAGGAGCTCCATTAAAATTAAAAGGAAGAGTTTTTATTACAGGTTTACCATTCTTTAATACTACAAATCCTCCGTCAAATAATATTTGCATAGGATCTGATAAGCTACGATCATTTTTCATGTCAACATTATTATGCTGATCTATTTTGTTTTGTAAGTTATCTATTTGTTTAAGTTCACTTCTAGTATAATTACTTCTAACAACTTTAGGATTAACTCTTAACTTAGCTATTTTATATATCTCTTTAGCTTCTATCTCGTTATACTGATCTGGATATTTCTCTTGTAAAGCCTCAAGAAATTTAGGTGCAGTAACTTTATTAATTATAGCTTCCTCAGCAAACTTAACAACACCATCATTATTAAATAAGAACCTTTTCTTAAGAGATTCTATACTTTCTTCCTTAAATTCATCTAATCCTTTTATAGACTCTACAGCTTTATTGAAAGCAACGGAAACACTCTGTCCCGCTTTTAAGCCTGTTTTTAAAGCTTTTAAGAAGGCTTCCCACGCCACTGGTCCTAACCCCATAGTTACGTCCATATACAGGTTCTTACCTCTATTTCGATTTATTCTATCTAATTCTGAGTCAATACCTCTAATTGTTCTATCTACAAGACTTTCTATATTTTCTGGAGATTTTGTATTCGGATCAACATCAGAATCATGAGCATTTGTAGAAGCATTTATTAAATCTATTATGCCAGCTAACTCTTCTGTTATTTGATCAGTAGACTCCATTAGATCCATAGCCACAGGACCTTCCATAGCTAACTTTAAAGTTTTTATAGCTTCTTTTTTAGTTCTTCCTAACACTTCTCCAGACAAAGCTTCTATCCATTCTTGTTTACCATATCTTTTAGCTATTACAAATGGTTTGTTATTAACAGTTCCCTCGTATACCTTTTTAGATCTATTATACTTAAATGGAGTATCTTGAGTAACTTCTACCGCTGGGTCAGCTGTAACACTTGGCGTTGATGGTTGTTGGAATACAAACTCATCAGGAAGTAATCCTATTTTCTGGTCTGCAAAAGGTCTATCTTGAGGTCTTACATAATCAGGATCTCCCTTCTTAGGCATACTCCCATCTTCTCTTCTTAACTTTTGATTAAAATTAACCCATGAGTTTTGACCTCTAGTCTCTGTTGTCATAGCTCTTCTAGCGTCATGACTAAACATTCTAGAGTGATTAAGCCAAGCATTTTCCTCCCCTTTGATTCCAAACCCATTACCTAGCTCTGTATGACCAAAAAAATCATGAACAGCTCTAAATAAATCATTAACAAGTAATGGATTACCGTTAACATCTTGAAATTCTGTAGGTTGAAGCAAGGGGTTTTCTGCTCTCATTTGATCTGTAATCTGACCTTGACCAAAACCAGTTTCTGTTCCAAATATATACAAATGCTTATTATCCCTAACATCTTTTATCATTTCGTCACTATTAGCATAAGGCTCTCCTTTACCGTTGTAAACTTCAATGGTATAGCCAGCATTTATTAATTCTTGATATTGCATTTGTGTTTCATTAGCTAGAGCTGTGTAAGCTTTCTGAACTTTAGGATCGTTAGGGTTATTTTCCATAGCCTCATATGCATCAGCTATATTTTTAGAGTTTTCTTCGTTAATATCAGTTACTGGAGTAGCATCTGAATGTTGAACTCCAATCTGAGGAGAATTAGTATTTATATAATTTTTTGCTATTTGTGAAGTTTCTGGGTTTGGGTCATTAAATAATCTATTTCCAGGATTAACCGAACTTGTATTTCCTGCAGAACTCCTTACTGACTCGTCTTCAAAAAGAGTTAATTGTCTACCGCCAGAAGCTGGCATACCAATATCTTCATCACGCTCATCTTTAATAGTAGGTAAACCACCTGGACCTTCCCCTAAAGGAATAGTAGGACCTCCAGGAGTATCTCCTTCGTCATCTCCATTTACTCCACTTAAGTGATCTGGAGTCTCTCCAACCATAGTGTCAAAATCATCATCTCCCCATAATGTTAATTGTTCTCCTTGTGGTGATTTTTTATATTCATCCATAACACCTAAGAAGTCTTGAACTAATTTAGTGTCTTCAGGACCTAACTGACCACCATCTAGCATGTCTTGAAAATTCTGTTCTATGCTATTAGCTGTTAAAGTTGTAAAAGCTGTAGATAAACCTACACAAATAATAGCTGTAGTCATTAACTTATTTATCCTTTCGTCTCTTGATTGACCAACAGTAGCCATTAAAGCTTCTTCCCAGTTAAAACCCATATTAGTTAAGTTCTCAACAAACTCACCTGAATACTCCGCTAAAAGCTCAGCACCACCACCCGCAAGGATTCTTGGAGGCAGGGTAGCAACTTTAACACCTGGTTTTCCAAAACTTCTATATAATGTTAATAGAGATCTAGTTACAGGAGTTCTTTTAAATAAAGAGTTCATCACTTGCTCTGTAGCTCCCTCAGCAGCACCCATTCTCCATGTAGCCTGATCACCTGATGTCATCTCAAAAGCTACAGCACCTCTAACTACATTCTCACTAAAATTCCACCAAAATTTACCTACATCTGTAGTTTTAGCAGCAACCATAGCATTCTTAATCAAAGGCACTTTGGTAAGAGTTTTTAACCCAGCACCAGCTAAAGGCATAGTAGCAATCATTTCAATCATAATAGGAACTGTAGTACCCACACCTTGAGCCACCATGTCATTTAAACTTATTTCTCCAGCTACCTTTTGTTGGTCTGTTAACTCTATTCCGTAGGCATTAGCTATATCATCATAGTAATTAATCATATCATCCTCGCTATGAACATGCCTTTTATGTACAGCGTGACCAAAACTCTCTGACATTTGTCTTAAAAATAATCCTGCTCCAGTTTTCTCCCCCCATTCTTTTCCTGGATCAACATTGAATGTTAATACATTAGACATAGCTACTAACTGAGTTTGATTCTCATAATACCTACCTTTAAAATTTTTCAACATCTCAATCATAAATACAGCATCTTCCTTAGATCCCTCTCCAAAGTTTTTAGCTATCATCATAGGGATTGACTTATCTATAGTTCTTAGCTGTTGCCTTAAACCAATAACACCAGTATTTCTTTCAGCTTCGCTGTCAAATTGCTCTCTCAACTCCTTTGCTCCACCACCAATACCTAGACTCCAAAGAGCACCTGTATCACCAGATTGAGCCTGTATAAAACTATACATCTCCTCTAGAGTCATCTCTTTACCACTAGGAAGAGTCATTTTTTCATTCTTCCATATATCCTGATTCATTAACTCAGTAGAGTATAAACCATCTTGAGCTCTCATTAATTTATCAACAAACGCACCATAATCCTCAGCCTGACTTAAAGCTTGCATAAATTCTGCCTCTTTATTTGTTATTTGCTGTTGAATAATTTTATCTTCTTCTGTAGCTACAGGTCCTTCTATCCTCTCTCCCGTTTCTGTAAACATTTCCGTACCTCTCTCGTAACCTCTTTTTCCCCTATTCTCCTCCATTTTTTCTCTAAGAATAGATATTTGCTGATTTAATTTAGTTGATTGTTCAATATATTCATCCTCATCTATTTTCTCATTCTCCTTTTGTAACTCTAACCTTTCAAGTTGTTTGTTTATATTTTTTAAGGAAGCGTTTAGCTTAACTTGAGTTTTAAAAGTTTCTTCATTTTGCCAATCTATATCAGCAATAGTCATATTAATCTTGTTAAGTCTACTCTTCTGAAAGTCACTATAAAGATTCATAAAAACCTTATCTCCAAGCATTTCTTCAGGGCCTTTGAATTTTATCCCTTTATTGGTTTGATATTTTTGTAAAAGATCTTTAGCTTCTGTGTCAACAGAAAATTCATCACTTAAATCTTGTTGTATTTCATTTTTTAACTCACTTACAACTAAGTTCATTTGATAACTTTCAGACCTATCTACCTTATCGTTTATTTGATCACTACTACTATTAAAAAAAGATACTCTATCCTCATGAGTCTTTAATCCACCATAAGCTGTTTTTACGTCATTTACACCGTGTTTATTGGAAGATGTTAATAATTGTACATTTAATTTAGCTTTAGCTCCTTTAACATTATTTATCTGTTCTGTTAATTTTTCATATTGAAATCTCTGATCCTCACTAAGCGTGTTGTAATTTATATTTCCAAGTGTCGTTGTTTGGTCTACACCCTCTTCATACAGAGCTTTTGGCCTTAAAAACTTTGATTTCTTATCCTCTTTATATACATGTTTACCACCAACAAGTTCGCTCCTTTGATTTAATAAGCTAGCCATATGATTATCCATGTTTAAAATAGTCTCATACTGAGTTAAACCGTCATCATCTACAGATTGAAATGATTGATTTTCATCCCCCGTAACAAGACCTGACTCTATTCCGTATTCTGATAAAATTTCTTCATTAGAACCTCCACCTACGGGCACTTCATGGAAAAATGTATTGGTGTCAGGATTAGCAGCGGATATTAAATCTTTCCCACTTTCAGATATAGATGTTGTTAAAGGTATTTGCATACCCTCATAATCTACAAATTGACCCTCCTCTGTACTCTCTAATAGGAGATTAAAATTTTCAGGGTTTTCAGCGTATAGCTGTGCTGCCTTGTAGAAATTTAAGTCACCTTCTTGTCCGTAGAATTGTTCAAAGTTTTGGTTAAACTCTACATTTTTTAACCCTGCTTGAATCTCAGCATCATTTCTTGATTTTTCTCTTTTTTGAAGATCATGTTGATTTTGTATATCTATCTTTAGATCCCCCATAATATTAATAGGAACTTGTGAGGCATCTACAGGAGATCCGTTTTTAGTGAAAGTTTTTAGTATATAATCATAATTCCAAACATCTTCTTCATTCTCGATGCTCACATCTTGATTATTTTCTTCATTAGGAACTATGGCTCCATCTTGTGCTTTAAAGTATTTGTCAGTTGGAATTTCTACTATTTTAGATGCTGGAGAGGTTTTCATTTTACCCCCAGGCTTCAATACACCCTGATAACCGCCATCTGCATAAACATGTATAGGATAATCTTGTCTACCCTCTAAAACTCTAGGCTCTTTAGTTTTATAATTGAGAGTTGCTGAAGTGCCTGCTTTCGCACCCTCTAAACCTTTATGTATTTCTTCGTCTGTACTTAAATTAAGATCAGTTACAAAGGCTCCATCTTCAGCTGTAAAACCCTCTTTATTTTCGTCTATTTCTAATTGCTCCGATTCTCCAGTTGCCGATTCTAATAAACCATTTGCCGAATCTTTTTTTTTTAAAGCGTAACGGTTAATTACACTTGTTATGTCACTATCACTAGGTGTGTATTCTGTTAGTGCACCGTAAATGTCTTTAACCATGGTTTCATAATCACCATCGTACTGGGCAAAGATCGAGTCAATCTCAACCTGAGTAAGCTTATGATTAGGCTTAAACTTCTTGTAGAAATCTGCAACGAATCTAATAGCGTTTTTATCTTTTTGATATACTACTGCCATATTTAATTAATTTTAATTTTATGCTGTCATTGTATTAGCTCCAGGAAATCCCCATTCATCACCTATTACTTCACCATTCATAGCTATCTCCTCTTTCTTACCATCCTTTATTATAACTTTCTTAATATCTTTCATTTTATCAATACCTTTTTGATAAGCTTTTAATTCTCTAACACTTAAAGTTGAACTATTTATAGGGAAGAATCCTGGTATACCTTTATCATTAGACAATATTTCATCTATAGTTATACTTTCCCAACCTTCTATTATGCCTTCATTATCTCCAGTATATAACTTTCTAATATCGTCAGGGTCTTTAGCTTTCCAGTATCCATCAAAACCAAATACTATTATAGCATTTTCTGCTGCTTCAGCATCTGTAAATACGTATGACCCGCTAGATTTATCAAAAGTTGCGTTATGCATTAACTGTCCCGTTCTTTTATCTATCGCCCTAAATCCTGTTGTTCCTGTTATAACATCACCCTGAGCTCCACCTTTTTGTAATATTTTAGTTAAAGAAGGATCAAAAGCCTGGAATCCAACATCATTATGATCAGTTATATCACTTATATCAGTAGGTCTCCAAGGTCTATCAAGATTAACATCTTTATCTAATTGAGTAACATAACCCATATCATTATTAACAGACATACCCTCTTGACCGATTGACATCTGAGTTTGTTGAACACCAGCGTTATCCCAGTCAAATAAAATATCTTTATTCTCTACTCCTGTAACAGTTGGATTATTAATCTTCACGCTAGTATGTCTAGCTTTCCACTGTTCTAGAATCATCTCAGTCATGTAATCTTGATAAGTCTCTATTTTTTTACCTGGAGCGTATTTACTAGAACCCTTTAAAGATTCTGGCAATTCTCCTAATAATTCTTCTTCTTTACCTTTTGAATTTCCTAATTGAATTTTTCTAACAATATCATTTTTAGCTCCTACACTAGGTTGATTATTTCCTTGTTCTTTTAGTATCATATCTGCAACCTGCATAGAAGCTATAGTACCGTAATCATTTGACCAATCACCTTTACCTTCATTTAAATCACTATTCCATTGGTAGGCCTGAGTAGCTTGAAACCATAAACCATTCATAGCTTCAGGAGTTAAATAAGAATTTGTACCTCCAACAGCCTCATCGTACGCTCCTTCAAATTTTAATCCTTGAGATATTTCATATAATCCATTTGTAGAATATTGTTTTTTGTCTAGTTTAGTAAAGTCCCTGCTCCAATAATCATAGAAAGCAGTTTCGCTACCCTCTTCTCCATATACTATATTTCCTTTTTCATTAAACTTAATTAAGTCAGTATTATATTCTTGATTGTAGATAGACTCAAATTTGTATATTCCAGACTTTGATTGAACCACCTCATTATTTCCGTCTAGTTCGTAAGCTGTTAACCTATTCCCATCCTGACCTAATAAATACTGCTCTCCATTAGGGCCTACCTCATATTGATATTCTCCGTTTTCATTTTTTAATGCTGTTTGTTGCCCTACTCCATCATCATGAACTGTTCCTTCAGAGTTCCACATCCAGCTGTAATCATCCATACTCTCACCTTTTCCCATTTTACCTTCTACATCTTCTTTGGTTAAATGCACAGGCTCCTGTTCTACCATATCTAGATTATAAGTGTTATTACCAAACTCATCTACTTGATACACCTGATCATGATGATTTTTATAATCTGTTACATACCCTGCGGTATGCTCTGAAAATAACATCACTTGACGCTCCATATTTCTGTATATAGAATATATATTAGGATCAAATTGTCCTTCTATATCATCGTCAGCAGTGTTTTTTGGATTTAATGAATTAGCATGTAGAGCGGCATAAGAATCTAATTGTCTTAGTAATTCTTCCTGACCAGGCATGAATTTTTCAGGAAACTTAGGATCTATCTTAGACGGATTAACAGCAGACTGCTTCATCTTATCCTCAGCTTTCTTCTTTTCAGACTGTCTCTTTCTATGTCTAAGTTCTTCTTTTTTTAGTCTGTGACCAGCAAAATCAAATATCTGAGGGTCAAAACCGCTAGTAAATCCTCCAGCCATAATTATCTATAATTTATTGTTGATTTAGGTTGGTAACGCATTTTAGCTCCACCCATAGCCATAGCCTCTCTTTGGTCTAAATCCTTCTCTTTATGCATTTCAGCTTTACGATCCCATTTATTAAATAATTGTTCTAGCTTATCAAACACACCATCTTTATCTCCTTCAGCTAATAATTCTTCAAATATTTTTACGTCTTTAACAGGCATAATAGCCTCACCACCAGTCATTTCTCCTATCTTTTCTCCATCTTGAACTATATCAATAGGATTTTCTTTGTGAGAAAACTTTCCTGGAGTTACATCAGCCTCTTCCGCTGGCATCATATCTTGCTTTGCTCCTTCCTCATACTCCTGCATTTTAGCTCCATTTTCAGCTTTCATTCTCTTACCCTCTTCCTCTATTTTTTGAAGCTGTACATCTAACTGACCATAATCAACACTTAAAGTTCCTTTATCTTTTTTCGATACAGCCCCCTCATGCTCTGTCCCCATAAGATCTTGTGCTATAACACCTCTATATCTACCAGGACCCTCTGGAGCGTCTTTATCTTTTTTGTATTCAAAATCACTAACAGGAACGCCTGATTCAGTTTCTCCCACCTTTTCAATATTCTTCTTTAATTTCTTATCACTATCAAAATCAAATGGATTAATTGCAGCAAGAATAGCCTCCAAACCTCCAGAAATAAGATCTCCCCAAGCAGCTACGTTTTGACCTTGAAGCTCCACTATACCTGCTAATGCTGACGCTGATAAATCACCACCTGCCTGTGCTGACTGAGCAGCTAAATCTCCAGCTAAATCAAATAATGATGACTCTGCACCAAACTGCTGTTGAGCCTGTTGACCAACTAATTGAGATACTTGACCAGTTTCAAATTTTTCTATGTCTGTTAGCTGTTGTTGGTATCTCTCATCCATTCCAGCAGCTTTCTCTTGAGCTCCTATAAATGCTTGATCAGCAGATTGCATAACATCTCGTATTCCTGTCATCTTACCCGTCTTTCCTATCTCACCTAAAACACCTGTTGTCTGTTGACTTATAGTATCTTTTATACCTTCCGTAAATTCAGTAGAAGTTTTCTTAGGTCTAGCTATACCTATATTATCAATTTGATCTTGAAGTGTGCCTACAGATTGTAAATCAAGTTCACCCTCTGCATCAAGACCATATGTGCCAGCTGCTATGCCAGTTGCCATATCTGTACCTGTACCTGCAGCATCTGCTTGTTGATCTACACCCATCTGATATATACTTTCAAAATCAGGATCATTTACTAAGTCATCATAGCCCAAAAACTCATTCATACTACTTATACCAAATAGCTCAACGATAGGAGAAACAAGAGGAGATAGAAAGCCATAGTCTTGAAAATGATTACCGTCTATTTTTTTACTGTAATTATCTCTGTAAGATTTTTTCTTATTTTTCCCTCCTTTTCCGTATTTTACGGAAGATGTAGGCTTATATGTATATTTTTTATTCTTTTTTACAAATATATTTATTATTTTTCACTTGTACAAGTTAGTCGTCACTTAACTCACTATTAAATATTGTAGAACTTCCACTAAATATTTCCAATAATCTTTTAGACCTTTTCCTTAGTTTTACTTCCATATACCTACCTTTCATTCTATCTCCTTCAGCAAAACCATTTCTTTTTATAAACAAAAACTGATTATTAAAAGTCTCTACAGCAGAAGAAAGAGTTAGTACATTATTACTATTTATCTCAGATATAGTACCTACTAAAACATCTTCTGTTCCGTTATTATAATATAATTGATCTCCGTAATCAGAATTGGTTACGTCTGTAGATGTCCCCAAAATTATATTGGCAGCTCCAAAGTTTGTGCTAGATCCAGCTATCACACCAAGACCAGAGTCATCATTGTTAATTCCAGTTCCAAGACCTAAACCTATAATCTCTGACCCTGTACTATTTCCAGTCACAAAAGGTATTTGTGTATACTGTTTATTTTCTCTTTGATCAAAGTTATGTCTATCAATAAAGGTTTCTGTCATATCAGTTACTAGATTGATATCATAAGACGTTTCCTCTTCCTCTTCTACTCCTTCTGAGTCTAATTCAACTGCCTGATTAGCTTCTAGAGTAATAGTTTTGAATCCTTTAACTGTAGATGGACCTTCGTTGATAGAGAAAGATAACTCTGTATTGTAAGTTGTGCCATAAAAAGTGTTATAATTCTCATCATCTACATCATGTAAATACAAAAACCCTTCATCCCAAGAAACAAACAATCTGTTTATTTTACAGTAATACTCAGCAATATGAGAATAGAAACTTGTCCACCTCTTTTGCTTATCTCTCCATGCAGCCACAGAGCCTTCAATTAGATTTTTGTTTGGAGAACCATCCTGTCCATAAATTTCATACTCATACCACCCCGCTGAGTTCCATTCTTCTGCAGTATTATATGTTGTGCCAATCTCACCCCAGTGTAAATCTGGTAAAGGTATAGGATCCATTTGAACTACATATTCTTCATGTTTAGGGTTAAAACCTCCCTTTATTTTAAATTTCTTATGATAACCAGCTTTAATTGGTCCTACTATTTCTCCATAATACTCATCCCATCTAAATTGAGGATCATAAGCTCTATATTCTTCTTCCTTATCTCTAAAGTAATCATGCATCTTAGCATCAGATATAGGAGTTATGCCATCCCCAGATAACCTTAAAACAGCCCCTCTTCTTATATCAGTCCAATACAGCACGTTTCCATTAGCAACAAATGACTCAGGATTTCTACTTATACCATAATTACCTGCAAAAGGAATCACAGGGTTTAATACTTTATTTGACGCACTTAACGTACCTTTACCGTCAGCACTAAGTAATATATCTCTTTGAATAGGTATTTTATAGGTAGTGTCCTCCTGTATCATTACTATATCCGTTTCTCTATAATGTAATTTTTGTATAGTTCCATATATTCTACTATAGTCTTCCCAATTTCCTACATTGTAATCAAATGTGCTTAAACCATTAAAGCTAGTGGCTGGCTGGTAAACATCAGAGTAAGTTACAGAAGCTTCTTTATTTTGTTGTTTGTAGAAAGCTGAATAAATATTTGCTCTACCTACACTAATATGATTACTGTCCGTAAAGTCATTTAAAAAATAATCTTCTACATAAAACTCTTGAAAACCTCTTGTGGCTACACCACCAATTAACGAAAACATTTGCATGTTTCTCCTTTTATAGTATACATCTCCAAACAAAAACTCTCCTGTTGCTGGAGTGGCAGACGTAGCATTTCCGTTGCTATCAAAAGTGAAACCACCTCCTTGGTCAGCTAAAGTACCTGAGTGTGTACGACTAGGTTGATTAACATCATATAGTTCACTAAACTCAAAATATAATAATTCTCCTGGCTCTGCATCTGGTTTTATCTTATACACCTCAACTATAGCCTGCTCTAAAAAGTCAGTTCCTGCCTGAACATTTGCTGCACTGTAGTTAGCTATAGGGGTTCCAGTTGCATCTATTAACTCATCAATGATTAAATACCATCCATCCTCAGACCCGTCATCATTAAGAGCATTTGTTGCGGGAGTTGCGTTAGTTCGTATAGGTATATTAGGATTGTTATGAGAATAAAATTCAAAACCTGAAACTTTAGCGTCAATGTAGTTTGCAACAGTTCCATTATTGTTTAAAATATTTGCCTGTTCTGTTCCAGCAGCTGGAGGTGTCAATACTGCATTACCAGGAAAAGTTGCTCCAACTTGAGTCCCCTGAGTTATAATCCTTACCCTGTCACCTTTTGTAAATTCATAATCTAATATACTTATATCAGGGTTGGGAACTGCATTAGGATCTAACTCAGCATTTGTTATATATGAATCATCAGACCCCTTTAAACCTCTTAAGTTTAAGAATATTCTGTTATCATTAGATGCTGGATCCTGATTGTTAAATGCTTGCAATACTCTAAATTGAATAAACTCATCTACAGTATTATTTCCTGAATAAAACCATCTATAATATTTAGCCCAAGTAGGAGCTCGATGGCTTATAGACCACTGCATTGTTACAGCTCCATTAAGATCAAACTGAGTAACTCCAGTTGGTATATCTGCATTTGTTCTTTCTGTAGGAAATCTAACATAACATCTAGATGTATCATCAGTTAATACCGTAGAACACCTTCCTTTCTCATCATAATAAGCTATACCAAAACTATGAAAGGCTCCACTTTTAAAAGAAGGCACTGCCTCTCCCTGTTGAGCAACTCCATTTAAATCTACAGTTACTGGATCCACATACTCAGGGCCACCGTATGGTTGAGATGCATCTGATTGAGTAAACCCATATTGAGGAGTAACAGATAATTGAACTTTTGGAACATCAAACCCTTCGGTATAATTACCGTATGCTAATCTATTGTTTCCTAAAATAGTTTGTGTATGTGCTGATCTAGGTACAGCATCAAATAACCTCTCTCCTTCTCCTGCTTGAACAGGCGGATATGCTTGATCATTATAAAAAGCTATTTGTTGTTCTGAATTGGAATTTAATTGCCAAGCACTAAAATCATTATCTATTGTCGCTACAATGGAGTAAGGACCCCTATTACCTCTAGTTATAACTCCTAAATCTTTACATTTTCTACCAGCTATCTCTATCTTCTTTACTATACCAGATGAATTTTTCACAGATATTGTTAAGAAATTATCAACAAAAGGAGCTATGTTGGTTTGTGATATATTGACTTTATCAAATGAAGACGGTACAATATCACTAATAGGAGACCATGCACTTACTTCATTGTCGTAGAACATATATCTATACCTAAATTGGAATAAATTCCCAAAAAGATGGTTTTTAGCTACTGCAGCGTCACTAGAGTACACATACGTAGGGGCATACTCAGGAGGCCTCTTAATAACTTCTATGTATTGTCTTTTGTCTTCTGAAGGGTAGTTTGGATTATACAGGTCATATGGGTAGTGGTCTCTTAAACTTATATCATTCGTTCCACCCTCCTCATCTAAGATATATGGACCATTATACACTTCTATAGCCTGTATACTGTTTTTTGATTTTCTAACATTTATAGAACAAGGCTCTCCATACATTCTAGAAGTCCAGTATAAAACGTCCCCAACTTTATCTATATCGTTTATTAAGAAATCTTTATTCCAATTAAACACACAAGTACCACTATCTCCAGAATCTCTGAATACTGTTATTATAGTGTCTGTTTTTATATCGTATTCTAATATTAAATGAAATTGCGAATCGCTAGCAACCATCCAATATATCTTATCGTTTTTAGTATCTTCATATGCACCTATAGTGCTGTAGTTAATCTCCCCACCACCATCTGTAATGTCATTTACTATAGTAGCGTTTGCCTTTATAAAAGTTTTATTCTGAGCAGAAGCTCCCTCAGTAATATTATACATTCCCACTGTCCATCCCACAGATTCTATTTCATTTAAATATTCTGTTATATATAACTCCCCTTCATCAGATTCCTCTGAAACAGACCAGTCTGTAGAATTATTTAGTAACTCAGGTTCATCTGCGTAACCATACCCATCACTTATAACAGTTTGTTCTGGACTAACAAAATAAGGAACTTCTCCATCGGAATTTACGGTAAATAATATTCCAGTTAAGTCATCTTCTGTCCCTGAGTATAAAGGCTGTGCTGACGAAGATTCTTTTAAATCTATATAAAACAGACCCTCCTCGGAAAAACCGTCATTAGAATAAGGTGCCTCAAACAATAGAGCGTAAGCATAAATCTGACCCGCAGTGTAGTCTTCATGACTCGTAATATTTTCTAGTGTAGATTCACCAAAGAAATATTCATTATTAAAGTATGGACTATTATTATTAATAACAGATACAGTTAAGCCTAACGCAGATAAGGAAGCAGAGTTTACTTGAACCCAAAAGGTTAAATAATTATACATATCTGTAAGGTTTTCTCCATTATATGCTATTTGAAACACATTAGTAGGATTTTGAATTTCAGACAAAGAAAAACCTATAGCTATATCAAAGTTTAGTAAAAATATGGATGGTCCACCATAAGTGTCATAAGTGCTTGTATTAGGGTCTGAAACATAACCAACAAGAGGGGAGACAGGTTGACCATTAAAACCATCTAAAATACCAGATTGACTGGTACCCTCTCCTACAGATGAAGATCCGCCATAATTCCAAAAATAATTAAACCAAGGCATAAATAGAGTTATTCTCCTTTTACCTTGTGCAGGTGGAGTAGGAAATGTGTAGCCAGATTTTAGATTACCTTTTATGTTTTCTACAACCCCCTCTGTGCTAGCCTCTGAAGACATATTCCTTATATTCAAAGCGTGGTGATAATCACCATTCTTCGAGGCTCTAAGATCAGTATCTCTATCTAACCCGCCAACAAATATTTTTTTAGACTGTTTACTAGGCATTTAATTATAATTTAGGAGCCTGCTTAAAAGCTTTTCTTGTAGTCTGCATAGCCTCCTGCTTATTGAATGACTGCATTCTAGCTCTAGCAAGTCTCTTTTGGTTATAGTATTCTTTTTTAGCTACCATTTTTTCATTCATATTAATAGCTCTTTTTCTGTATATTGATCTCCAATATATATACGCTTTTAAAGCTTCTTCAGCTAAAGAATGTATCTTTATTTGTTCCCCTTCTAGATCAGATGATCCATCAGAAATATATTCTATCGTAACAGTTCCTGTAACACTAGAAAACTCAATAGTTTCTTCTTCAAAATTTTCTCTATAATAGCCATTAGCATTATTTCCACCGCCCTGACCATATCTTCCCCATAATCCATCTCCAGGAGTGTTGTCAGTAAATACTGGATGTTGAGTTTTATCTTCTGTATTAGAAGATGTTGTTCCATGAACCAGGTTTATTCTGTCTCTAGCTCCTAAGTAGTTTAATTCACCGTTACTATTAGTTGTAGCTATTTTAAGATATGAAACATAATCAGTTGGTAAATTGACAGTATTCTTATGATCTATAGTAAGCTCTATGGATTTTATTTGTCTCACTGTATCAAAGTTAAGCTCCTTAAGACCACTCATAGCTATATTAAAATACCTCAAGTATTCATGTTCACTAGACTTACCCTCTTCTATGAGAAGGTTTTGTATTACTTCTTCAACTGGTATAAACTGTGCCATTATTAATCTATATTATCATTAGCCATATCATCACTAGCATTTTTCATAACAGTTAGTAATTCAACTAAATTTTTTATTATTATTTTTTCGTAATCTGCTGGTATAGGGTAAAGCACATGATCTTCCACTCTGTTTGACGCACCTATATAGTGAACCCTTAAAGTTTTTCCATGCTTATTTGTGAATATATCTAAATCATATTTCTTGTATAAATATATAGCTGCTCCACCAATATTATTTGTTGATTCTCCAGACTCCACAAAATTTTCTATATAGTAATGCTGCCTCCCCGTTTTACGAACTGTTTTATCGTATAGAGAATTGTGCTCACTACCTGATGGCATTCTGTGAAATATTATTTGATTATACCCTTCTGCCGCTGGTGTTGGATCAACGCTGGATTCCGTAAGTTCCATTTTAAAAGCATTACCTGGTGTTAACATATCTATATCAAAACCACCTCTTGGAAATATTTCTTGAAATGCTATCGTATACAGTATACCCGTTATAGCAACTCCCTCTTGGCTTTTGTGACATATAATATTCTGCTCTTTAGCAATTTTATCAGCATTTTCTAATATAAACTTATCTATAACATCCTCATAAGTTACTTGAACTTTAGGAGAAACAAACTCAGTAGTATACATAGTGTCATTGATTATAAACCCTATTCCATGGGAGTTTTCTAAGGCTGTTTCCGTTCCACTAGAAGAGTTAACACTGTCCTCTAATTTTTCAATCACCCAACCAAAACCTATATTGTCATCAATTATTGTGCTCGATATACTAGCACCACCATACTCAGCATTTGGTCCAGCAAAAATACTATTTTTTCCAGATCCATTAATTGTAAAATTACTAATATCAGAACCATAACTTGTTGACAACCTAACCTGAATTACGTGAAGCACTGATGCTGCTGCATCAATAATATTATTGTCATTTAGATCATTTTCTGTAACACCGTAATGAATATCAAAATCTTTAACAAACTTTTTAAAACCAGGACTATTAACTAAAGCTTTAATAAAATTAAAGTGTTGATTCTCATACGAATTATAACCAGTTGTGTCAACATTAAAATTTATTTTATGAGTCTTAACTCCACCGTACTGATCCTGTGTTGTAGATCCGTTGGACATTAATGTAGTTCCTATAGTAAAATCAAAAGAAACATTATATTTTTTGTCTAAAAATTTAGGACCACTATTAAATACTATATCTATTTTGTCTCTTTTGTAGGTTGTTTTTAAAATTGTTCCCTTTACTCTATATACACTCGTCTGTCTTGTGAACCTAGTACCACAAGATTCCACTTTCTGTATACCCATATCATTAGGTAGTGAAACATAACCAAAATGTAAAGGAGCAACAAGAGCACCATTCCTACTTTCATCTGTTCCTACATTAACTGTAGCTTGAGATATCCACCCTCCATTTATTTCTAATTCACCCTTAGCAGTAGCTGTAGACTTAGTGTATGACCAGTCCATTATTTCAGACTTTATAAGAGCATCCCTCTCTTGATCAACCAAAAGCATCACCTCTCTTATATCAATAGAGCTATCTTCTGTGGGGGATCCACCATTTACTATTCTAAGTACCTGTTCCGCTATTTTATATCTTGTTGTTGCCATTATCTTCTTCTTGTTGGTGGATTTATTCTAGGTCTTCCTACTGATGGACTTGAAGCACTCTGCTCTTTAACTTTAGCTTCCGCATAATTCATTGGTTCTGAATCCCTTAGAGATATACCTATGTAGGATAACATTCTTTGAGCAATTTCTTTATGAGTTTTACTAGGAAGAGTTAACTCTTGAGTATTAGCACTTGATGGATTATATACATATTGATTATTAACCATTTGATACCCCCAATTTGGAGCTGGTGGTTTTTCTATATAAACAAGGAATATATTAGCAATATCATCTCCTTTAAGCTCTATTATTTCATTAGCCACATTATCATATCCGTATATCTCAAATCCTTTATCAAACATTACAGCCACCTTGTGATTGGAGTCTGGATATAGCACTTCACTATGAAGCCTATAAGATAGTTGATCATGTGTTACTAGATCTATTCTACCCCTTCTAAGTTCTTTGTTTGGTTCTCCACCGTCATCATTTGTATGAGTTACTCCAGGCTGAACATTACTTGGGCTGGCTCCCACAGAAGATCCATGATAAAGTCTTAAAAAATGAAGGTATTCTCCACTAACTTTTTTAGTTACCGTATCCAACTCACCTGTAGGGTACTTCCAAACCCCAAGACCACTATCATCATATTCTAGTTCTTTTCTAGAAACCACACTCCTAACATCATCAAGCACAGAATGATTCTGAACTAAAACCTTAGATCCTTTACTCATAGCCTCAGCTTCAGTCTTATATCTAGCAACCCTATCATGTATTAAATCTAATTGAGCCTGTTGTGCTAATAAGTTAAATTCAGAAGGTTTTATAAACCCTCGTTGCTCTTTATTCGCTATAAGCTGTACAAACCTGTATAATTCATCTATACTCATTACTCATTTATTTTAAACAAATATAGCAAAAAAAAAGGAGGTAACAAACCTGCAACCCCCTTTAAATAGTATTATTAAATCTAATGATTAATTCATAGATGCCATTTTTACTTTAATTTGGTCTATAATTCCACTTCCTTTATCTGTCATACACATATCCGCCAAACAGTCTATAGGCCTAACACCTAAAGGTATATGAGTTATAACAGGACGTTGATTTCCTTGAACCCAAGTCACCTTTTGAGTGTCCCAATCTAATATACCAGCATCTTTACCTCTAAGTATAGTTTGCTTAATTTCCATTTTAGGATCATCTAACCCAGCTATAAATTTAACAGGATCTTTTTCAGCTAAGACTTTCATATCATATCTAATCTCATCAGTAGACTTGTTCATTTTAACACCTAAAACTTGTGCATATCCTAACAATTTATTTAAAGGCATTTCAAAAACAGTTCTTAAAGCGTCCATAGATTGAATTTCTTTTGCCATTTTTTCCTTAGCATCTTTTTCAAAATCTAATCTCTTAAATACGGGAGGTCCTTGAGCTATTCTATCAGGATTACTAGCGTTAGCATTACACATATCTAAATACTTCTTTAAAGTAGGATTAGTGTAGTCAACCATTAATAAACCATTATTAAACGTTATAGGAGATTTAACCATTGAGTCCTCTTTTTGTTCATCCTCAAATATAGAAGGCTCACCAGGTATATATCTTATTTTTCTATTTATTCCTTTTTCTGGATCATAAATAACGTCTTCTGCTTTTAACATATGAACGATAGGGAATTTTGTCTTACCCGTTTTTCTATCTTTACGTTCTTTATATAATCTGTATGTAGTTGGTTTTCTTGTGTTCTTTTTACCTTGATTAAGGTTAGCAATACCATTGGTATTTGTTTTTGTTGCTATAGGAGTCTCAATAGTTTTCGTAACCACTGGCTCTACAGTCTTTGTAGTTGTTGTTGTTTTCTTTGTCATTTCTAAAATTAAATTAAAATTATTATTAAATACCTTTGGAAGGGGAGAAACTCCCCCTCCTTAGATATGTTCTTTATACTGCCTGTATATCATTTCAAGACAGTTAGCAATTATTACGATGCGTCAACCACTGCAATAGAAGCACAAGCTGTAATGTGTGCACTGCAAAATGCTGAAGTTTCACTGTCTGCAATATTTACAAACATATTACTTCCAGCAATCGAAGGTTCTACTATAGCTTTAACCATATCTTGCATAGCCTCTTTATGTTTACCAGTAGCAACGGTAAGCACAACGTGAGCTGCATCTATACCTGAGTCAGCATCATTTTCTTGACTAGATTCAAAGTAAACTCTCATCGAAGTCGCTGATGCCATCTCCATGTGAGACATTTGTGCAGCAGGAAAACAAGCTACCTCTTCGGTACCCGCTGTTCCATCAGGAGCAGCACTTGCGAAATATAAATATTTATCCATTTTATATAAAGTTTATAAGGTTAATAATTAAGATTTCTTGATCAACATGTAACGGTTAGCCGCAAATCCTTCAAAACCTCTTTCACATCTGTAGTGCGATTGTAGCACGTCAGTAGTGTT